AAGTGATTTAGCTAAGATGCTACCAGATGATACGAGAGTCTATGCCTTAGATAATAGTCAGCAGGGAGTTTTTACAATTGGAGATATAAAAAATTTAATAAAGAAAGAACAATGACACCACAAGAAAAAGCAAAAGATTTATACGATAGTTATTGGTATTGTTTATTACAATCTAATATTGTAAAAAGAGATTATTGGAGTCAACAATGTGCCTTGATAGCAGTAGATGAGATATTAAAAGTAGCATCATTTTACAATGATTCACAAGCCGAAGTAACTTATTGGCAAGAAGTCAAACAAGAAATAGAAAAGATATGAAACAGACAGCAGTAGAATGGTTGGTTGAGCAAATAGAATGTTTTGGGAATAAGCATGAGTTACAAATGTCTTGGGCTACATTAGATGAATTAATTGAACAAGCCAAAGAAATAGAAAAGGAGCAGATAATTGCTGCTTATTGGGCATCCTATAAAGAAGGTCAGTATAGCGGAGATAAAACAGCAGATGAATACTACAACGAAACCTTTAAACAAGAAATAGAGAAGCTATGAGTACACAATCAAGAATAGGAATTGAAAATCAAGACGGAACAACTACCTCAATTTATTGTCATTTTGATGGTGAAATAGATGGTGTAGGAGAGGTATTACAGAAACACTACACTAATCGCTCAAAAGTAGAACAACTAATAGCATTAGGAAGTATTTCATATCTAGAAAAAAATGTAAATCCAACAGGTGAACATAGTTTTAATCTACCTCAAGAGGATGTTGTAGTTGCATATCACCGTGATAGAGGTGAGCCGTTTGATCAACAAACAAATCAAGATGTTCCTAATTTATTTAATTGTGTATATCAATCATCCGAAGAATTTATATATTGCTTTACTAAAGATAATATTTGGTTAGTTTCGGATGGTGGACCAAGTTATAAGTTAGCTAATTTAGTAACAGAAACTAATAAATAAAATATGTTTAAAGAAGGAGATAAAGTAAATTGTATTCTATATTCGGGAGAATGGACATTAGTTTGGTATAAAGAAGGCGATCAAACTTGTGCTATTCAAAATCAAACCCGACGATATATTGTTAAAGTTGCTTCTTTAAGTTTAGTTGAAAGTAAGTTGAAAGTAAGTGCAAAATAATTAGGCTTCCCGGGATGGGGTTCGTATATTAACGACATAAGATAAATAAATAATTAATTAAACACTAAAAATTAAGGTTATGTTAGATTTAAACAATCAAGAGTTCAAAACAAAAGACGAAGTTCGTCAATTAGCAAGTTCAATTTTCACTAAACAAGGTTCACCAACCACTAGTGATAAGTATTCACACATTTCAACCGAAAAAATCATAGATGATATGGAATTATTAGGTTGGGGAGTAGTTGATGCAAAACAAGTACGTGCTCGTAAAAGCGACACAATTGGTTATCAAAAACACTTAGTTGTTTTCCGCAACAATGATATCCAGATTACCGCCGAGGATGGAGATAATGTTTTTCCTCAAATTTTATTAACAAATTCCCACGATGGTAAGAATGCATTTACTTTCACCGCAGGTTTATTCCGAATGGTTTGTGAAAATGGATTAGTTGTTTCAAGTAAAGAATTTGAAAATATGAAAATTCGTCATTATGGTTATTCATTTGAGGAATTACAAGAAACTATTAAATCAATGGTTGAAAAATTACCATTAACAATTGAGTCACTTAATAAGTTCCGTACAGTAGAGCTGAGCCAAGAGCAAGCAATTGATTTTGCAAAGAAAGCCTTAGAAGTTCGCCTCGGAGATTTAGATAATATCCAGATTGATTTCCAAGAATTACTTACCCCAACACGTTCTCAAGACCGTGGAAACGATTTATGGAGTGTATATAACGTAGTTCAGGAAAAACTGATCCACGGTATGTTCAATTATAAGTACGGTGTTAAGTCTCGTAAAGCCCGTAAAATCAAGAATTTTAAACAAGACTTAGTTATCAACGAGAGATTATATGATTTAGCCCTTGAATACGTTACTGTATAAAGGGAATAACATTTAGCTTAACAAATCTTTTGATGTGCTTTCTATATGGAGGCACATCATTTGTTCCCTCGTTTTATCATCATTTTAACTGCGGATCGTATATACGGATAGATGTATGGAGAATGGTTAAGAAAGGTTTGCACTATATATTCTTAAAAGTCTATTAAAAACTTATGCAATAAAATTTGGATTCCTGAGATGGGGTTCGTATATTTACAAGGTAAGATTATTAATAAATAAAGGTTATAAAGAAAATGTTAAACACAAAAGAAGAAATTGTTGAAGTATTAGTTAAAGAATGGGGTTTTCGTTCATCTCAATTTTATAATAATGAAACTAATAAGCAAGTAGAAAAGATTTGGACATTAAACAGATGTGCAAGATATTTAGGCGACTTAAAAAAGAATTATGTTATGACAGAAACAGGAATGTGGAGGAAAACAAACCCTCATGTTTTAAAAAATACTGTTAAAAATAATTGCTAAAAAATTAGGATTCCTAACATCCAATTCGTATATTTACAAGGTAAGATTATTAATAAATAAATAAATAGAGGTTATGAAAAATTTAAATGTTGTAAAAAGAGGTCGTCCCTCAAAACAAAAATTAGTAGTAGAGTTTGATTCTACTAAAGTTAAACTTTTTAGAGGTAGTGAATTATCATTTAGTGATGAATTATTTAAACCAATGGCTACCGGTACAGAGCTTGATGTTATATTTTCAACTGAAGGAGGTTTAATGCCTGGTACTAATATGATGTTAGCAGGAGGCCCCGGTTCAGGTAAATCAACTATTGTATTAGATGTATTATCTAGATTAACTAAACAAGGTTTAAGAGTTTTATTTGTTAGTGGAGAAATGGATGAAATTGCTCATTATAAATATTGTAAACGATTACCTGAATTTAGTTGTGTTAAAACTTTATTTTTAAAAAATTACTCTGAAAATGTTGCTGAAACATTAGAGTATGTTTTTGATGAAGGTTATGATGTAATTGCAATCGATTCAATTGCTGAGGTACTTGAAATGTATAAAGATGCTTATCGTACAACTGAAAGTAATGCTGAGTTTTGGTTTTTGAACTTGCAAAATAAACATAAAAAAGGAGGTAATCCTAAAAAATATTATACTACCTTCGTTAATATTCAACAAATGACTAAAGGTGGAGATTTTGTTGGTTCAAACCGTTTGAAACACATGGTAGATGCATATTGTAATGTTGAAAGATCAAGAGATGGTTTAGAGCGTTCATTGTTTTTTAGTAAAAACAGAGATTGCGATAAGGATTTTAAAGTATTCTTTTCAATATTCAACGGAGGCGTACATTACGCTTACGAATTAGAAAAAGCAGATTAATTAATAATCAATTAAATCTATAATATATGAGTCTATTATTAGAACAAATGAATCAAAAAATATCAAATAATTTAGAACTTCCTAAATTAAAAATTACATATAAGGTATCTGAAAAAGCAAAATCTAAATTTGGTCATTGTCGTTATATAGAACCAGGTCATTATTTAATAAATTTATCTTCTTTTATATTAAATACTGAGTTGGAGAAAGATACTATTTGTCACGAACTTAGTCATGCTTATGATCATCATTATTTTAAATCATTACCACAAAATAATGATCCTGCACCTCACGGTATTGCTTGGAAGATGTTAATGGAAAAAGTTTTTGGTTATGTTGATGTAAAAGCTCAAGGTATTCATCAATCAAATTCTAAATCAAATACTTTGTTAGAAGTAGGGAAGGGAATGTTTGATCTTTATATTGAAGGGAATAAAAAAGCTATGTTTAAAGTATTAAATAATATGGTTGATATAAAAACTCCTCAAAATAAATTTTTTGATAATATTTTAGAGGAAGAAAAATATATGACTATGTTTATTAATCTTTATCAAAAATAATATTATGACACAAAGTGATTTAGTTGATGTAATGCAAGAACGTTTAGAATGGTGTGTTGAAACAGAACGTTATGAGATGGCTGCTAAATTAAGAGATTTAATTAAGTATGAAACAATTGAAGATGAAAAATATAAACACCAATACCATTTAAAGTTACTTAAAAAGTATGCTCCAGAGACTCCAGAATTTTACGAACGAATAAAAGAAAAATATAATATTAAAGATTAAAATAATTAACGTAATTTAAATTTCTCTACAAAAAAATTAGGTTCCCCGAAATAGGATTTGTATATTTACAAGATAAGATTATTAATTAATATTAAAAATAAAGGTTATGAGCTGTTCAGGAGGAAAATCAACAAAAAAAGGTAGCTATAATAAATCTAACAATTTAAAGCAACCCGTATCGTATACAATTGATAAAAAAGGAAATGTTAAACCAATCTATAAATAATTTATGAGCTACAAATTTATTCCAGTAAACAACGATTTAAACAAAGCAAAAGCATTTGCTAACACGCTTGATCCTAACTACATTAGTAAAGTTCAACGTATCAAACAAAAAGAGTTTTATATTCCTACAATTGATGTAGTTCAAAAACTACAAAATGAAGGTTGGTTAATTAATGGAGTTGATGAACAACGTGATAAAAAAAGTCGTAAGATTATAAATAACTACGTTCAAATGACTCATCCTGATTTTTCTGTTAAAAATAGACTAGGTGAAGATGAAGCATATTCTTCAATTACTATTTCAAACAGCTGTTCAGGGAATCAACCACTTCAAATGGGTTTAGGAGCATATCGAATGGTTTGTTCTAATGGAGCAATTAGTTTTGATAGGCATGCTGAAAATGAAAATATTAAACATACAGAAATTAATTATAAGGATTTAGATCGTTTTGTAGTTAATATGGGTACTAAAGCTCAAAAGCTTATTACTGAGCTTAACACATGGAAGCAACAAAATATGACTGTTGAACAAATGAGAAATCTCGCGTATAACGCAGCGAAATTGCGTTTCGACGAAACCGATGAAAAATTTAAACCAATCGATTTACTGCGCGTAAATCGCGCAGAAGACGAAGGTAACGACGTGTGGACTGTATTTAATCGTATTCAAGAAAACTTAACACACGATGTTAAAGATAAGAAAACTGATATTTGGTTAAACCAACAGTTATTTGATCTTGCAGGTAGAGAGTTAACAACAGCATAAAAACGTCATATTAAAGATTTGGAAGGGCAATAGCCCTTTCGTATCTTTACCATATAAGGAATTAAGGTTATGAAAAAAAGAGTTTTATATTTACACGGTTTAGAAAGTTCTAATGTTTGTGATAAAGTTGATTTTCTTAGGGAAGTTGCTGATTGTTATGCTCCCCCTATTGATTATAGAGATCCATATATCGAGGATTTATTATTAAAAATGATTAGAGCTTTTAAGCCTGAGGTTATTATTGGTTCTAGTATGGGTGGTTATGCAGCCCTTCAATTAGGTAATTATTTTGATATTCCTGTTGTTGCATTTAATCCTGCTATTCACACACGTGCTTTTGATCCTGCGTTTAAGAAATTAATTGCAGAAGATATTAATATTGGTTTTACTCCTGTTATTATTTTAGGTATGGAGGATGATGTTATTAATCCTTTAATTACTAAGGAAATTGTAGATGATGCTTTTATTAAATGTGTTATTGAGGAAATTGAGGATTTAGGTCATAGAATTCCATTTAATGTTTTTGCTAATATGTATAATAAATATATAAAATAAAATTAAATTAATGTCTTTTGATTACAGAGCATATTTAAAAAACAATCCTTTATTAGAGGAAGAATCAAGTGGAGGTTTTTTTCTTTATCATAGAACAAAAATTCCATTAGCAAAGAAAATTTTAACATCTCCCTCTAAAAAACTTAACTCTGGGAATGGTAGAGCAGGGGTTGGGACATATTTTGTATATGGTAATCCCGAAGAGATTAGCTCAACAATGGATACTTATGGAGGAGCTTCTTTAAGATATAGTATTCCTAAATCTTCACTTTCTAATTTTTTAGTTTTTGATAAAAACTTACAATCTAAATCACTAGAACAACAACTTTCTCCATTAAAATCAAAAATAGGTGAAGATAAATTTAGTGAAGTTATTAATTCATACAATAACGGGAATCTAAATCAATTAGAATTTATAGAGGAATTAATTGAACAAAGTATTAACCTTGAAGATTATTTTGATGGAGCATTATATGGAGCTAAATCTCAATCAACTGCGGGATCGGCTTTAGGATTTGGTACTGCTAAAACCGCTGGAACTAGTAGAACTGCAATAGTATATAATCAAGATTTATTAACTTTTCAAGGAGTATCTACAGATGGAATAAACTATAAAATACCATCTGAAGCAACTGATAAAATTAAGTCACCTGAAATGTCATTAGTTCAAGGGGAAATTCCTGATGGATATACTATTAAAAAAACAACGGTTGATCTTAAAGAAAAAAATATTTCAACACTTCCAAATGATTTAGAAATAATTGGAAGTTTAGATTTAAGAAATCCTTCTATTAAAAACTTACCATCTAATTTAAAAGTTAAAAATACTTTATATATTTTACCTTCTCAAATTGATTCATTTTTATCTACTAAACCACAGATAAAAAGATTATGGGTTGATTTACTTACCCAGGATATTATTAAAACATTAACCCAATCAGGGCTCACATATGTTCCTCAACCATGGGATAGACCTGAAGAAGATTCTTATAGTGGAACATTTAAAGCAAAATAAATAACATGATTAATTTTGACTACAGAGCCTATTTAAAAAACAATCCTTTATTAGAGGAATTTCCTAAAAATCAATGGATTGATCTAAATAAAAAAGAAACAGAAGAATACTCAGGTGATATTTTTGATTTAATCGATACAGCTTATGCGTCAATTGGCGGTAATTTAAATTATAGTAACGCAGGTGATGTAACAGGTGCAGAAGGTGATGCAGATTATAAAATACTTGATATAGACGACGATCCTGAGATTGATGCTGTTGTTGTTTCTAAAAATAAAGAAGCAGGTAATAAACTTACTGCTATAGGTCATGATAATTCATCAATAGCCAAATCAAAAACCATTAACAAATCAGCAGACCTACTTAAAACTTCAGGCAATTATATTGAGGTATCAGGTAAAATAAAAGATATTTTACTTGTAAAAGGAGTTCCTATAGTAACTGATAAATCCACTATTGAAAAGGTAATGGGTAATAAAGCAAGAGATATTCAAGATGATGGTTCTTATACACGTTATATTAGTGGAAAAGAAACACATAAAATCCTTCTTGGAAAACCTTCGGTGTAAAACTTGGAGAAGCAAAATATTATTCGTATATTTACGGTATAAGATTTAAAAATAAAGGTTATGAACAATTACAATCAATTATGTGTATTGCCTGGAACTATTGTTGGTCCGGAAGAAATCAAAGATTTTGAAACATTCTTTTTAGATGACTTAGGTGTTCGTGTAAAATATGAATGTGAAATAAAAACATTACCTGATATCAATTCAGATGGAAATAAAGTTGAAGATACAGGAGGTCGTAATGATTTATTTTTCTACATTCACGACGATGATATTCAAGATTTTGCTGTTCGTCGTTTAAAAATGGGTATTCGTTGGTGGGAAGATGTTATTAAATATAACGATAATGCTCATATGTACTCTCAAGAATTCATTTTAAAATATCCAACAACATGGTAAAAATTAAAACTCCCGATAATTTTAGACACTCGTTATTAGAAGCTATTGAATCTAATCGTCTTGAAATGTTAATGCCCTCTCGTGAATATTCTGATTCTCAGGTTTATTGGATGGATGGTTATCAACAAGCTCTTGAAGATATGCTAGGAGATTATGATAACAATATTCAAGATATTATTAAAAATACTTTAACATTTTCACTAAATTAATAAAAAAAATAGGTTATGGAAGATTTTATTTCACAAGATGAGTTTAATTTAGAATTAAGTGCTTTTGATGAAGCTTTAATTAATATTGAATGTGATGAGATTTTAGTTCTTGCTGATAAATGTGGCAAGCAATTAGAAGTTTGTTGGGGTGCTTTTAAACATAAAGAACAATTTCCCACTGCCTCATTTCTTGAATGTCTTCAAGTAGGAGCTAAATCAAATGATATATATTCTTTTAAAAAATAAAAAATGATAATTGTTGAATTAATAATTTGTGGAGTTTTTATATCTTTATGGTCACTATGTTTATGGTTAGCTATTTCAACAACCATAAATGTAATTAGAGATAAATAAATTTACTATTACTTGTTATCTTAAAAGTTTTTTCATATTTATAACAAAACTAAAAATTATGAAATTAACTAAAGAACAAGTATTAGGTATTGTTAGACATGCCTTAACATTTATTGGTGGTATTGTAATAGCAAGAGGCCTTGTTGATGAAACACTTGTAACAGAATGTGTAGGTGGTGCTTTAACACTAACAGGTGCTATATGGTCTATTATTAATAAAAATAAATAGAGCCATGAAAAAGATTCTTAATTGGATAACAGGATTATTTAAGGACGAAAAAGGATCTCCATCATCTAAAAGATTTATTGGTATATTGTGTGGTATTACTTTGTGTATCACACTATATGCTAATAGTTTCACTCATGGTGATGTAAAACCAGCCGATACTTTAGTAAACGCAGTAGCAATGCTAGCGTTTGGATGTTTAGGATTAGCCTCAGTAGATAAAATTTGGGGTAAAAAAGAAGGAGAAAATACAGGAGAATAAGATTAACAAATAGTTTAGGTGGATGATTTAGGAAAATTTATACCGTTATTTATTGGCGGAGGATGGATTGTATTAGTGATCGGAGCTGCAGGAATGTTGGCCCGAGTCGCTACAAGCAAAAATCCCGAAGAGAAAACAATCTTACAAATTATTAATAACATGGCAGCTGCCATGTTAGCATCTTTGATATCATGGTTTATCCTAGAACAGTTTGAAATTGCAGCTATATGGAAAGCATTAGTTTACGGTTTAGTAGGATTAAATTCTCCAGAATTATTATCTGGTATTATTAAAATATCAACCAAATTCTCAGAAAATCCGGGTGAATTTATTTCAAATGCGAGAGCAGGCAAGATTACATCAATAAAAAAAGCGCCAACTAGAACAACTAGAAAGCCTACAACAAGAAAAACAAAATGAAACAAACAACGTTAATGGTTATTTTAACTGGTATTATTATTGTTATAGCTAGTTTCGGAAAATATGTCGAGTCTAATATCACTACATCAGCAACAAGTATATTAGAGAATCGATTAAAGCCTGTCCCGGCGCTATCTCGCATTTTTGACTATTACGGCACGACTGTACAAGATGCAATAACAACTTCCAATATTAACGTACAAAACATTCAACAGCATCGCGACGCTATACTTGAAGAGAAAATAAAAAGAGATACTTTATGGAATCAATACACCAACACATATTTAGTAGATTCGGAATCTAAAATGGTTGATAAAGTTAAAATTGAAATGAATGAATTGGATAATACTATTGATTTTATCCTAACATCACCCGATACAATAAAAGTAAAATCAATTATAACTTCAGATAGATTCAACGCTGATATGAATACAACCATGAATGATATAAATTGGCTACTTGATTTACAAACTCAAGTTGGACAAGAAGAGACAATGAAAATGATAGCGTTACTAGAAAGATTCTCTCATTTTATGGTTGGGGCAATTGCTTTAGCATTTATAATGCTTGGTTCTATAATATACCCAAAAATATTTAATAAAGAAAAATTACCTATTAAGCCAGTTAGAAGAACAAAAACAACACCGGCTAAAAAATCAACAACCCGCAAACCAGTTGCAAAAAAACCTGCAGTTAAACCTAGAAAAGCATAATGAAAAAACTAATCACAATCTTATTTTTATGTTTTAGCACAGTTGCTATTGCACAGGCATCCTACTACGTAATGGTTGCCCCAAATGTTGCATTTGATACAAAAGTTAGTGATCCAAAAAACTTATTGGGTGCTACTGTTGAGATAGGTAAATATTTTGGAGATATTGCTGTTGGTATTAATACTGGTCTATTTTCTTTAGACATAAAAGATTTGTATTCAGAGTTAATGATTACATCTCCTATATATGGCCCATTTTCAGTTTCTGTTGCTGGTGGTTGGTTTTTTTATAAAAAAGATATTACCATGGAATATGATATTAATTATAATTTTCCAAGAATAAAAGGATATACTCCAGTATTTTCATATTCTTTACAAACTGCGTTTGGCACTTCGTATAAATCATTTTCAATTGGCATTAACAAAGATTTTTAACAAAAAAATTAAAAAAGATATTTATAATAAATTAGAAACCAATCAAAAAACCAATAAAAAAATGAGCCTTAAAGAACAAAGATTACAAGAATTAACTAACATTGCTCCAACAGTATCAGTCAAAATGGATATGGAGTGGTTAGGTGCAACAACAAACACTGCAGATTTTCAAATCCGATTAACAAGCACGGGTACAACAGCAGTTAAACTAAATGCTTTAATTATTCGTGGAGTTCATTCTCCAAAGATAACAACAGGAACAATAACCTGGAAAGCATTAAATGACAACACACTCCCAGGATGGTTAGGCTGGCCACAAAAAGGAACCACCAATTTACCATATATTTCAGGTGCAAGAAAATTAAATTTTTCCTCAGCAACAAATATCTTTACTAACGAAACAGCTCCTCTTATACCAACTGGCACAGGAGTTGTTGTTGGAACTTTTAGGGTTTCTACAACAACAACATGGAATCCAAATACCGATTTTGGTTTTGCATGGGAAATGACAACAGGTGGAGTTGTTGGTTATGTAAATTTTGAAACACAATCTTCAACTACATCACTACCAGTTGGTTTTATGCATTACGGACCAATAACAAATACAGCAATAGGTAAATGTTTAACAGTAACAGTACCAAGTGCACAAATATTAAATAAATAAAATAAAATAAAATGGCAAAGTACACAAAAGAACAAGTAGAAGCAGCAGTAAAATCAAAAGGATATGTTTGGTTTGAAGGAGCAAAAGATTATGACGTAAACATCGTAGGTGTTAGAAACGCAGCAACGGGTCAAACAGTAACAAACGCATTTGATGATGTTATTACAGTATCCTATAAAGTAGGAGGTGAATGGCAATACAAAGAATGGACAAATACAACTGACCCAGGTAAAAAAGGTGTTCAACAATTCCATAATGCAAAAGGAGTTGCACGTTTAGTAGAAGGTCAATATAGAGGATCACATATTATTAGACTACATCAAGGGAAATACGAAGCTTTAGGTCAAGCAAAAAACGTTAAAGTATATCGTGATGCTAATAAAGATTTAAAGTTTGATGAATTAAAAATTGATGAAGGTGTATTTGGAATTAATATTCACAAAGCAGGAGCCGATTCTACTTATGTAGAAAATTGGTCAGAAGGATGTCAAGTATTTAAAAGATCTAAAGATTTTGAAGAGTTTATGACAATTTGTCGTAAAGCAAGAGATATCCATGGTAATTCATTCACATATACTTTGATTGAATCAACAGATATTAAATAATTAAAAAAAAATTCAAATTAATAATAAGAGCTGCTTTTTGCAGCTTTTTTTATATAGTTATGTATGTATATATGTCATATACTCCTATGAATTTTAAGGAATATGCGATTATATACAATATAAATGAGTTATAAACATATTTATATCCATGGATTTAAATAAAATATTTGGATTATTTAGTGATGAAGAACCTAAGTCTTTAAAGGAAAAATCCCAATTAATAGATGATATATTAGATTTTAAGGAACATCCTTTATTTTGGGTAGGTATGTTTAAAAAACTTATTCAAAATCATAAATTATTTAATAAAGAAATTATTGGATTCTTCTCTATTTTAGATCAAGAATTGGATATTTATGATGTTGAACAAGCTGGTGAATTTGTAGTATATAATAAAGCTTTTTCCTGGATTGATAAGATCGATATTAATAATAAACTTCACCAAAGTTCTATTTTAAAATTTTCGGATGATACTTTTTTATCATATTTAAAAAGTTCAATTTTATATTTTGAAAAGTTTGAAGAGTATGAGAAATGTGCCCATCTAAAAAACATTCAAAATATTGTAGAGAAGTTTTTAAACTAAACTTGGAGCCCTAATTCTATATTATTATATTTAAAATACGGAGAAAAAGAAAAAATAAACAGATATGAAAAATAGAGAGATTATAATGAGAAGGTTAGAGAGAGCAGAGGGGGAGATAGGAAAGATTAATGTAATGTTAAATCGAGGTGGATCAAGAGAACAAGTAGAAGAATCATTAATTGTTCTTAGAGAATCTATAGATGATGCTAAAGCGTTTATCCAACAAGAACCCTTAAGTGATGGAGAAATAAATAGGTTTTAATTTAAATAAATAGTTATGAATTTTACTGCTGAACAAATCCAAGGAAATTGGAATGAATTAATGAATTATATTGAAAAATATATTTCTGAACCTCGAAAAGAAAATCTTATCCAATTTTATAAAACTTATGAAGATAGGATTATTTTAATGCCTGCGGCTCATAAAAAAGAATACCACAATTCATTCCCTGGAGGATATGTAGAACATGTTCTACGTGTTATCCGATGTGCTATTAAACAAGCTACATTATGGGAAGAAGAAGGTTGTGATATGTCTACTTTTACAATGGAGGAACTAGTATTTTCAGCTTTAAATCACGATTTAGGTAAAATGGGGAGTGAAAATGAAGAGTCCTATATACCCCAAACAGATAATTGGAGACGTGAAAAATTAGGAGAGGAATATATGTTTAATACTAAAGTTCCATTTGCTTCGGTTCCAGATAGAGGTTTATTTTTACTTCAATCACACGGTATCTCATATACATTTAATGAAATGATTGCTATTCAAACCCACGATGGTTTATATGATGAAGCAAATAAAAAATATCTTCTATCATTTATGCCAGAGCAAAAACCTAGAACATCTTTACCTTTTATTCTACATCAGGCCGATTTAATGGCAGCACGCATTGAATTTGAACGTGAATGGTTACCTAAATTGAATAATAGCGGGGATGGGTCAAAGAAAAAATTTACATTAGATTCAAATAAAAAATCATTCTCAAAACCCGCAGCTCAAACAAAAGCACTAGGTTCATTAAAAAATGAGAAACTTAAAAATTTATTAGACAACTTATGATAGTAGCAATAATAATTTTAGGTTTAATGGTTGTAATCTTAGGATATACAACCTTTAATCTCCTACGTAAAAACGAAAAACAAGAAGATATTCTAACAGGGTATATGTCCTATTTAAATAAAATCTCAGAAACAATAGAATCATCAGATAAAAAACTAAAGGAAGTTGATATCAAAGGAAGTTTTAAATCAGATGATGA